CATATCTTAAAGCTTGCTCAAATGCTTCTCTATAGTCATTAGATAACAATATTGATATAGAAAAATAATTGTCATCTTCATCTTTACAATCCATTTTATATTTTGTGTAATAACTCATTTCCATCATAATAAAATTCCTCCTTATTTTTACTTTATCTTTCAGTATACATTTTAATTAATTTAGCTATATCTTTTTTGTTCAAATTATATTTATTAGTTAATGCACTAAGCTCATTCTTAAGAGCGTGTCTTGTATTTTTATTATCTTCTTTAAGACTTTTAATAGTGTTCATAAGTTCGTGATACTCTTCCATTGTATCGCAACCGCCCTTAAGCTTGTTTTGATAAACGGCTATTAATCCATTTGTAATTTGTGTTTTTGCTGTAGCCGCCTTTAATACTATTTCTACCTCATCTAAAAAATTATATAATGTGTTATTATCCATGTTTTTGTACCTCTCTTTTCTTTTTATTAAAATTATAAAGTTAAAAAATATATATTTAATATTATTAATGCAACTTGTGTTATATGTGCATTAATATGGGCTTTATTGGCTGTATTTAATATACAGCCAATAATACAATTTGCAATACCTAGAAATGGAGCAAACCATAAACCCATAAGCACTAATGATACATTTAGTATAGTTATAAATGTAGTCAAATCATAAATTTCAAATTGATATGCTTTATTTGTAATGCTAAAAAAATTTTTTATTCTCTCCATTTTTTCACTTCCTTTAGTATTACATCGTCAAGCCCACCAAAAAAATATAAATCTTCACAGTGAGCATAAGCACATACAACATCGTAATATTTATCCTCATCTGAGGCATATTCTCGTAAATTATCAATAGTATATTCTTTTGGTAAACCCATGGTTTGCCAATATTTTAAAATACTTTCCTCATTCATTTCATTCTTAATAAAATCATCCATTCTACGCATATTTTCCATTTTTTCTTCTACTGTATACATAATAATTTCTCCCTAAAATTTTAAAATTCTATATTTATATAATTAATTCAAAAGTTACTAAGCTACATTTTTATTTAATTGTCAAGGTTCAATAAATTTAGAATTGATTATACAAGAGTTGATAAGATTTGATAACCTATCAGGAATGGGGGTTGCCCCGGTCACCCTTGCGACAATATCATAATAGCATACCCCAACAAGGTTGTCAACCCCATTTTTGAGAATTTTTACTTTTTGTTAAATTTGTACAAAAGATCTGCCTTGTTTTATTCAAATTTACCAAAAATTTATTCTCTAGCAAATATTAAATTAATAATTTTTTATAGCGATGGTTGATCAAGGTATAGAACTTGGATAGAACTTCTCAAAGATTTATATTAAAAATGGAATTTATACTATAAAATTTTTAATCAATTAACAATTTTATGAGGGTTGTCTAGTATTTTAGAGAAAATAATATTTACTTTTATCAAAAGCAATAGCTTAAAATATTAAGATAATATTAAAAAATTAGTTTATTCATTAAAAGAATAGAGCGGTAAATGGACAAAGATCATAAGTTTGTCTATATTTTTTTAATAAATAAACTACAATTTTATAGAATTTTGCGGTCGCTGATGCGATTAAGCTTTATTTTTATAAAAAATTTTTTAATTTAGTATTAAGTTTGTCTATATTTTTTTAATAAATAAACTACAATTTTATAGAGAAACCTCTAAATTCATTGAAAAATAGTCAGGAATAGTTTTTTAAAAATTTAGAGTCTATTTTTATAGAGCCTTTTAAGGAAATTTAGAGTAGAGTAAGCTCTATAAAAGTCAATTAAAAAAATGTAGAATAGCCTCTAAAAATTTAGGCTGGGTTTCACTCTAAAAAAATAGAGAGTTTTCGGAAGCTAGTGTGAGCGCTCTAAAAGCATAAAGCCAATTAGAAAAACGTAGAGCACTCTCTATTTTTTTAGACGGAGCGCAGGGGTGGATGGCGCTCCGGCGAATTTTTTGGTTTATTTTATAAAAATAGAGTAAACTCTTTTTGTTTTTAGTTTACTCTATAATTTTATATTTTATTTATTTTTTGCTTAGAAAATTTTTTTAAATGTATAGAACTCTAAAAAATTATATAATAATAATTTATAGCTAACAGCATTAATAAAATTTCAATATATTTTGGGAAGTTTAGAATTAGAATTTTCTAAAATTTTACTTTTTTAAAAAACTTATGGGGGTTATAGAGAGTAGAACCGAACCTCTTATGAGGTCCTTCTAAATCTTTCGAGTAATTAATGCTGATTTAGAATTGTTTCAATAGCAGTTTGACAAATTATAGCTTTTTCTTTAGAATAATCGTCTTTCTTAGAAGTATAATTTTCTGCCGCAGATGTTAGTAAATCTTCTAATGAGGCGGTTTTTAACACAAAAGATAAAGCAAATAACTCATCCCATGTTAAACCAACCATTTAGTTCTACTCCTTTCTTATTTATTCTATATATATTATATCAAAATTTTCTATATTTTTCAAATAATAAAGGTGCGGGAAGGCGATTGATGCTTCTACACCAACCGCCTTGTTATTTATTTAGCAAGTATATATCCTAAATTCTTAGCTATCTGCTGTGGTTCTATATCAAGTCCCAACTGAACATCAACCCAAGCGCCCTCAAGCTCTACTAATTCATCAAAAGTAACTATCATGTTTATCACCTCCACTTCTTACTATGACTTAAGTATACACCTAAAGCTTTTATAAGTCAAGCATTTTTTAAAAATAAATATTAAAAATTATAGGGCTGGCTATTACACGCAACATACCTCGGTTTCCGCGTTTTATATAATTAATATTGTAACTTATATTTATTTGTTTTATTATTACATCATATTTATCTATTGTTTTATACTATTTATTTATATAAACTATTTATATTTATAGCTCTTTGTCTGTTGTTTATTGCCTTGTTTATTAAGGTTATATTTATAGAATATATATAAACACATCTGTATATTTATTATATTGCATCAAAAATATTCATATTATTTATCAAAATAAACTATTTAAAGTATGATTTTTTATTTTACAAATTATTATCCATATTATAACAATAATAGTAAATTGATGTATATTACTTGAATTGATATTATTATTTATATAACTTATTTGTCTATTGTTTATGCTTTAATATAAATATTATATCATTATATTACTTATGCTTTTAAGTTATGTTTCAATTAGTATTGATATTAATGTAATGCTTATAATAATTATATATGTTTATACTATTAATGATATAACTATTTTTATATATAATGTATAATCTCTTTATTTAGTTATGAATATCTTTTGTTCTATCTTTAATAGTTTATTGCTTGTTATAATAAAACTTATGTCAATGTCTTAAAGCAAAAAATTAGTGAATGAAGTTTCTTGATTCCTTCATTCACTAATTGGTTAAGTTATTGTTTTTTATATATCTACTTATTTGCTATTGTTTCCCAAATGATACCTTTGTTGCTCATTTCTACTAACTTATTAATACTATAATAATCTACATCAACTACCATTCCTTCATAAAAAACTTTAACTAACTTCATGCTTTTGTACCTCTCTTTTCTTTAATTGATAGCTTTATTTTACTCTTTTGCTCTCAATCTGTCAATAGTTTTTGCTAAAAAATATTTTTTTTGAAGTCAGCACCTTAATTAAAAGATGCTGACTTAAGTTAATTTAGTATTCTGCATCCACCCAAAGGATTGAGTTTTCTTCTGAATCTTTATGAGCTGATATTTCAGTTACATAAGAATCTAAATATTGTTTTGGTACTTCACTACCTGTAACAATATTCTGAAATTTAACTTCACGATGGTAAATGGCTTTGAAGCTTTTATCTGGTATAGTTTCCATTACTGTTAAATCAAATTTCTGTTCTCCAAGTGTTGTTTTGATTAAATCTCTGAGTGTTATCATGTTTTTGTACCTCTCTTTTCTTTAATTGATAACTTTATTTTACTCCTTTAATTCTAATCTGTCAACCCTTTATTTGAAAATTTTTCTTTTTGCTGTTTTGCACAAAAAACCCATTCTATTTTGTATAAATTTACCAAAAAAATTTTTCGTCACTTTGCACAAAATTTTTGTTTAATTTTTGTGCAACTTTTTTATATAAAGTTTTTAAAAATTTTTGTTCGTACATTTGTTCGGTTAGTTGCAACTAACTTTAATCCGATAAAGTAGAAATCTTTGCTCTCCATCGCCCTTATGCTCTCTACAAAGATCAAGAATTTCTCGAACTATATAGAGCATTCTCTAAATTTTCTGAAGCCAAAAATCTTTTATAAAATTAGAGGGGGTTCTATTTCGGGAAAGCATCCTCTAAAAATTTAGAGTACAGGGCGCCACGTAAACTCACTTTCCAAAAGTTATTTCAAATCTAAATACGGTTAAAGTTATTTCATTTTTAAAAACGATAAAAATTATTTCAAATCTAAATACGGCATATTCCCAAAGTGTTATTATAGGAAAAATAAGTTGCATTTTTTATTTCCCTCTTCGCATAAAAAATACCCGACCCCTCATTCGAAATAAGACACGATAACCCGCTTGAAAATTTAAAAAATTTTTAGTATAATAATAATAAGGAATTGGAAGGAGTAAAGCAAATAAGTGAAAGAAGATAATTCAATTAAATTAGATTACTCTCTTGAAACTCCAGAAGAAAGAAATGAATTAGTTAAAAAAATAATTGCGGAAGCCGATGAACAGCAGCTTACACCTAAATATATAGAAATTTTAAGTGACTATATTATTTTTGCTATGGATAAAAAAGAGAGGCAACAAAAACAAATACTTACAGACAATAGAATGGTAACTGTAAACAAGAGAGAAACTTCATATCAAGGGTTGGCGGGAAAACTTGAAAATGGAGAAGACGGTATCTATAATATAATGTCTGGTGGTGATAAGAATATTATATTTACCCCCAAATTAGAAATAACGCCTAAGGATATTGCGGAAATACCCCCACTCCGCCCGCTTGTAGAAGAAATTAAAAAAATTGAAGAAGCAGAAAAACATGCAACGGGTAAGAAAAAATTTTTATTAAGAAAACAATTAATACAAATGCGCCAAGATCAATATGTAATAAAAAATGAATATAGAAAACCAATGTATTGTATGAACGTAATTAAAAGCTTCAATCAAATTGATTTTAATGAAAATATTATAATAGATGAGAATGGTAATTTAAAATCAGATGGAATAGTGAGCTTAACTAATCCTAGCCATGTTTCTGCCCTATTGTGTAATTATTCTAAATTAAAAGAAGATGTTTGGGGGCGGTTTTGGAGCGATTCATATTATTTAATGGAAGATTTGGATAATTTAATAGAGAAAACTTTAAAAGACAAATACCCACTTTATTATGACCTTTTGATTTATAAAATAGATGGAAAACAAAATGCAGAAATTCAAAACCTTATTCTAATCAATCATAGTATCTTATATTCTATTGAATATATTTCCTCATTATGGCGAAAAAAAATACCTAAATTAATAGCTAAACAAGCTCAAGAAGATTACTTAATATGGTATTATACTGAGCGGGAACCGGGTGTATGGAAGCAATGTACCCGGTGTAAAGAAATTAAACTTGCTCACAACATGTTTTTTAGTAAGAACGCAAGTTCTAAAGATGGTTATTATAGTTTATGTAAATGCTGTAGAAATAAAAAAACTAAGGAAAAGATGGACAAAAATTAAAATTTTTTATTAAAGCATTTATATATTATATAAATATTTGAAAGGAGGATGAGAATTTTTGTCAAAAATTACTTGTGAGAAATGCGGAAGGACAATGGATGAAGGTCAGTTTTATACTTATAAAGATGGTAGAAAATTAGAATTATGTAAAAAATGTTTAACTATGCATATAGATAATTTTAATCCAGATACTTTTTTATGGGCATTAAAAAAGATTGACGTACCTTATATTCCACAAGAATGGAACTCTTTAAGAGATAAAGCTTTTGCGCGAGACCCCCTAAAAATGAATGGCATGTCAGTTTTTGGAAAATATTTATCTAAAATGAAATTAACCCAATGGCAAGATAAGAGTTGGGCAGATACCGAAAAAATTTTAGAAGAATTAAAACAAAAGGAACAAGAGCGAAAAGCTCAAAAAGAGGAAAATGATAAAATTTTAAAAGAGCAATATACTCAAGGTTTAATTAGTGAAGCAGAATATCAAACTTTAGCAAGTACAGAAACTCAAAATAAAGAATTAGTTTCACCTGACCCAATAGGCGAAACTAATATGTATAATGAAAAAAATTTTATTTCAGAAGAAGAACTGGATTTAGCAAAAGATTTAACAGAAGATGATAAAAAGCGGTTGTTGCTGAAATGGGGAAGGTTATATACTCCAAATGAATGGATTACTCTTGAAAATGATTATCAACAAATGTCAAATTCTTTTGATATTCAAGATGCGGACACTATTAATACTTTATGTTTATTATGTAAAACAAATCTTAAAGCTAACCAAGCTATAGATAACGGTGACATTGATGGGTTCCAAAAACTAGCCCGTGTTCAAGAATCATTGCGGAAATCCGCAAAATTTACTGCTGCACAAAATAAAGAAGAAAAAAATAATTTTGTTGATTCTGTTGGTGAATTAGTAGCTATGTGTGAGCGTGATGGCGGTTTTATTCCTCGTTTTGTAACAGACGTTCCGCAAGATGTAGTAGATGTTACTCTTAATGATATGAATAATTATCTTAATAAATTAGTTACGCAAGATTTAGGTTTTGGACAACAAATAGAAGATTCTCTTAAAAAGATTCAATTACAAAAAGAAATGAATGAAGCTATGTCTGAAGATGATAATAGTATTGAAGAAGAAAATATCGAATTAGAAGATGAGGATTATATGGCTTTTTATGAAGAAATGAATAAATTAAAAGAAGCAGATGAAGAATAGGAGGAAAATAAATGGCTTTACAAGATTTATTAAACCTTTCTTCTCTTGATGGTAAAAAAATAGGTTTATCAGAAGAAAGAATTAAGGCGCAGTTGCCTATTATTAGACAATACATTGCCTATTGGCGGGAATACCCTGATATGCTTGTTGATTATTTATGCGGAGATAATCCTGAAAATTTTCATTTATTTTTTTATCAAAGGGTATTTTTGCGGGCGGTCATGCGTCATAGATATGCTTACGCAACCTTTCCTCGTGCTTTTAGTAAATCTTTTTTATCTGTATTAATTCTTGCATTAAGATGTATTTTATATCCTGGTTCTCATTTATTTGTAACTACGGGTGGTAAAGAGCGAAAGCTTGCTCTGCATTATTGAAAAATAATGAAAAATAAATTTTTTGAATTGCTGGAAAATCTTAAAGCTCTACACTACAATAGAGTTTATAATACACTAAAACTTTATGATAGTGCTGAAAAGCAGAAATAACGTAGAGATGAACTATGTCGAGAGGCTAAGGTTTAAAAATAGACAATCAGCAGCTAAGGAAGGTGTGTATATAATCATGAAAAAATTAACATTAAATGATTTTCAAGAAAAATTAAATATTTTTTATCCAAATGAAAAATTAATAGCTTTATCTTATAATGGTGGGAAAAAAGATTGCGTAGTTCAATGTGGCTTCTGTGAGAATACATATATTAAAAAAGGTGAAAATTTTTTAGATAAAAGAAGAATAAGTATTTGTAAAAATTGTTTTCTTACGCAGCCTAATGAATTAAATATAAATTGGATGCCTCCTATTGATTATGAAATATTAGAAAAATATTCTGGTATGCATAATAAAATTGCTGTAAGACATAAAAAATGTGGCTTTATTTGGAAAATAACTCCTAATAATTTAAAACTTGGAAAAGGGTGTCCAAAGTGTAATAAAAAAATTTCTAAAGGGGAGCAAAAAATTATTAAATTTTTACAAGATAATAATATAGAATTTATTCATCAGTATCCTCTTAAAATAGAAAACCATAATTTATTTATAGATTTCTATTTACCGCAATATAAATTATATATTGAATATAATGGAGAACAACATTATAAGCCTGTAAATTTTTTTGGTGGAGAAGAAAAGTTTAATGAACAAATTTTACATGATAATTTAAAAAGACAATTTTTAAAAAAGTCTTTATTAGAAATTTCTTATAAAGATTTTGATAGAATTGAAGAAATCCTTCAAAGTTCAACGACTATCCTTAATAGGAGTACACTATAAACGATTGATAGTGGAAGCGGAAAATATCTTGGTGACAAGATAATGATATAGTCTCGCCTCCATAGAGATATGGAGCAGTTCATAAGAGAACGTATGTGTCGTAGTGAAACACATAGAAGAAATGAAGCGGCAGGAATTGCTAGAGAAAAAGTTGAAGAATTATGTAGACTTATTCCAGGTTTAAAAAATGAAATAGACTGGAGTAGAGGAAAATCAAAGGCTTCTAAAAATGAAGTTGTATATATTTTTAAGAATGGTAGTAAGTTAGATATTATTGCGGCAAGTCAAAGTTCTAGAGGTAAGCGAGCTACTGGTGGACTTATGGAAGAGGTTATACTTATTGATGAGACCTTGCTTAATGAAGTTATCATACCAACTATGAATGTGGATAGGAGCTTGCCAGGCGGTGGCAAAGATGAACATGAAATAGTAAATAAAAGCCAAATTTACGTTAAATTTTTTGAACAAAAGTTTACAAAAATGTGTGCTTAAATTTTATAAATATTATAAAATAATTGTAAAGGAGAATAAAACAATAATTTATTATATTTATAAAATAGAAAATCAAGTAAACCATAAAAAATATATAGGTTTAACTAATAATATTGCTAAAAGAAAAAGTCGACATTTTGGTGATTTAAGAAGAAATTGCCATGATAACCATTTTTTACAAAAAGAATTTAATATATTTGGACAAGAAAATTTTTCTTTTAATATTGAATTTCAAGGAGAAGTAACTCCAGAAGAAATTAGTGCAAAAGAAAGAGAATACATTAAAAAATATGATAGTTATAGAAATGGTTATAATCAAAATGAAGGTGGAAATTTTGGTCCATCAAATGGAGGTACAAAATTAACTCAAACAGATGTTTTTAATATTTTATCTGCTTTAGAATTTATGTCAAAACCCGGACAAATTTTAGCAAATATGTATGAAGTTAGTAGAACTACTATTAGTAGAATTAAAAAAGGAGAAAATCATACCCAATATAAATTAGAATATGATAATCTCCCTTTAGAAGAAAGAAAACAAATATATAAAATTTTTTGTGAAAGTACAAATTTTTTAGAAGATAAAGTAAAAACAACAATTATTAAATCAAAAAGAAAATTAACGGAAAATCAAGTACATTTAATTTTATATAATTTTGAAAATTCTATTATAAGTAAAAAAGAAATGGCTTTAAGGGTTGGTGTAAAAAGCACATATACTTTAGATTGTATAAAAAATAAAGAAAGTTATAAAGATTATAATTTATCTTATGTAAAATTAACTGATGAACAAAAAAATATTTTAGCGTCGCAATTAAGTAATTAATTGTAGTAACCCATTGAATTGCTGGAAAGCCTAAAAGCTTATAAGCTATGGTAATCAGCAGCCAAGTCTTGAGTAAAAGAAAGGTTCAACGACTATCCGAAAGGAGTACACTCAAGTGAGTGGAAGTGGTGGGCCCCTTAGATTTAAGGGTGAAGATATAGTCTACTCTATATGGAAACATATAGCAGTTCATAAGAGAACGCATACAGATTAACGACCTGTATGGAATATTAAGGTACAACGGCAGGCTGGAAAAATTCATTTGCATATGCTAAACTTATTCAAATATTAATTCAGCAAATTATTGAGCCTGAAGAAGCAGTTGTTTTAGGCGGAACATGGCGAATACCAGTAAAAGAGAAATTACTTAGAAGAAGCTTTATAGATGAACTTAAATTAGACGGCACTTATAATGATTCTTCATTTTCTCGTGAATATGAGTCAGAATGGTCTGGAGATTCAGAAAATGCCTTTTTCTCTGCGGAAAAATTTGATAAATATAGAGTTCTTAATCAGCCGGAATACGAATATAGCGGGCGCTCAGCCAAGTCTAGTTATTATGTAATAGGGGTTGATGTTGGTAGAAATAACTGTACTACAGAAGCTTGCATAATCAAGGTAACCCCGCAAGTACAAGGAACTTCTATAAAAAGTTTAGTAAATATTTTTACTTGGGACGCAGAGCATTTTGGAATACAAGCAATAAATTTAAAGAAGTTATATTATAAATATAAAGCTCGTGCTTTAGTAATAGATGCAAATGGTATTGGTTCTGGTTTAGTAGATTTTATGGTTACTGACCAAATAGACCCAGAAACTGGAGAAATATTACCTAATTTTGGAGTTAGCGGCGGAACTTTTGAAGGTTGGGATACAACTTATAAAAAATTTAAAACAAAAGATACAGAGGAAGATGCTATGTATTTAATAAAAGCAAATGCTCCAATAAATACTGAAGCGCATACTTATGTACAAACTCAAATGACAAGTGGAAAACTTAAGTTTTTGATAGATGAAGTTCAAGCCAAAAATAAATTGTTAGGTACTAAAGTCGGACAAGCAATGGACCCAGCAAAAAGAGCAGAGTATCTTAGACCTTTTACTCTTACGAGTATACTAAAAGAACAAATGATGAATTTAGTAGAAGAAAATGAAGGAATTAATATTATTTTAAAACAAGTAACTAGAGGAATTAAAAAGGATAAGTTTTCAGCTCTTGAATATGGTCTTTATTATATCAAACAAGAAGAAGATAAAAATAGAAAAAGAAAAAGGCATAATATATCAGATTTTCTTTTCTTTTCCTAGGACAAAAATATATAAAGGAAGGTACTGATTTTTTATTAATATATAAAGGAGGAAGTTATTATGCTTGCTTCAAGAGGAGAAATTAAAATTCACGAAATTTTAGAGCGGGCGGGTCTTAATTTTAAAGAAGAGTATTCTTTTAAAGATTTAGTTAGTAGTAGTGGGACCCCGCTTCGTTTTGATTTTGCAGTTTTTGATGATAATGAAGATTTAGATTTTTTAATAGAATATCAAGGAATACAACATTATGAAGCAAAATCAAAATTTGGTGGATATACTGGATTAAGAAAACAGCAATTTAATGATATGAAAAAAAGAGAATACTGTAAAAAACATAATATAATTTTAGTAATTATTCCTTATTGGGATGAGGGTCGAGTTAATTATGATTATATTATGAAGGCGGCAGGATACTAGAAAGGTTAGGTGTCTTTTGAGAAATCAACAAGAAGAATTATTTAATAAGATTAATTCAGAAGAAAAAAACCATTTTAATCCGGATTTTTCTAAAATAAAATTAGGTTTACAAACTTTAAATGACGCTACTTTATCTTTTGGTAATTTATCAAAAATAAATCCTAGAGCTAATAAACGAGATGTCTTAGAAGCTATAAAAAATAGCGATTACACCTTGATGAGGGAAATATCAAATTATTTTTTTAAAACAAGCGGTATTTATTCTAGGCTATGTAGATATTTAGCTTATTTATATAGATTTGATTGGATGATAACTCCCCATGTTTTAAATAAAAATAGAACTGATGGAGATAAGCTTTTAAATGAATTTAATAAAGCCTTAAATTTTTTAGATAAATTTGGAGTAAAAAAATATTTTGGAGAAGTTTCTTTAAAGGTTATAAGAAATGGTTGTTATTATGGTTATATTATTCCTCATGATGATACTGTTTCTATACAAGAGCTTCCACCAGACTATTGTAGGTCAAATTTTAGTATAAATAATAGACCAGTCGTTCAATTTAATATGAGCTTTTTTGATGAAAAATTTAGAAATAGTACTCAAAAAGTAAAAATATTAAAATTATTTCCAAAGGAATTTAAAAAAGGATATGAATTATATAAAAAGGGTAAATTGCCTATTGAATTTCCAGGAGATACATCTGGGTGGTATACCCTAGATCCAGAATATGCTTTTAAATTTAATATTAATGGAGAAGATTTTCCTTTTTTGATTTCTGTTATACCTGCTATCATTGATTTGGATGAAGCGCAAGGTTTAGATAGAATGTTAATGCAAC